GTGGGCATCCGTAGCATATATACCAATAACGGAAAAAGCGTAGAGAATGTTTCTAACTGAGAATCTTTTATCATTTGTAGAACCGAATGAATCGTCGCCATATGTTCTCAGGATACATCGCTCGTGGAAACTCTGTGATGATATATTGAGTAAATAGTAAGCCATCCTAAAATTCAAGGAATTTACAACACAACCCAATATAGATGTCAAGTTTATACCAGAAGGGATAATCCCACGCAAAACCATCACGTCACCATTTATATCACACAACGCGAAAAGAATAGCATGTTTAATACACTTGTGCACATTCTTCTCCTGCTCAGAAATTTCTGCTACATAACGCCGCGGGAAAAATAGAATGTCCAACGCTTCGGAAAGTACATCAAACAGCGTAGTGAGATCAAAGTTTTTAAAATCAGTCGCAATCAGCCTTCGAAACTTCAGTACTTCCTCAAACAGGCGATCCCAACTCTTACTGTGAGGATTAATTCCAACTGCACACTCTGTCCAAGGTGTATTCAAACAAAAGAACCTACACGTAGTCTGAAGATACTTCCGCAGAATCATTTGAAAAGGAGTACCACACATAAAGAAACTTCTGACCTTACCCAATTCAACTTTCGCCATTGGCGTTGCTTCATTCTTTAGGGATTGTTGCAATAATTCATACGACAAAAAGCCTTGTTTCATCAACTCCTCGCGCGCCTTAAACTCTGTCCAAACAAACTCATCGAAATGCCATTGCCCGTTAACATCTTGCTTTGCATAATTGCTTTTGGGGCCAGGCAAGTGCGCATCGAACTTCGTAGACATGTTCATACCATTAACAAACTTCACTCCTGTACCATTCACAATTTGACCGTCATCTAATATATGGATTTGACTTTTCCAAAAATCCAGATCTCTTTCAAGTGCAGACGTTACTCTCGATTTGTAATCAGTAACAGCTTTTTGTAGTAACTCAGGATGTTTCAATACTTGTTTAGTACTCAAGACTTTATACAAACTCCGTACTCCATGACGTTTGTCTCCATCGTGCTTAAACGATGGAGCACCCCAATCCACTTCCAACTTGAATTCTTTGCGTACATCATCGCATATCGGAGTTTTCACAACCTTACTTACTGGAGTTTTTCTTGCTTTAAGAGTACCAATTACTTCAACGTGGTCAATTCTATCTACTGTGTCAAAAACAGGGTTTTTCTTATAAACAGCGGGATCAAATAGTTCTATCCCATAAGACTCCAAAGACACTGAGCTTTGTTGTTCGACCATGCAATGTTTAAAGTTTGAAATTCCTTTTTCTACATCCTTCCTCAGTACAGCGCAGGCGTGTCCGGTCGAATCGAGGTCCCTACCTCCAATGTGCAATCCCATGATACTACTCTTCTTATGGGTGTGGTCTACCAACACAGCTCCACACAACCCATTAAAAGTTCGCGCAAAATAAGCGTAACCGTCAAAAGGGGACTGTGGTTCTTGCCCAAGA